TAACGGTGACAACATGAACTACACTGAGCTAACAGCAGCAATCAAAGACTACACCAACAACACGGGCACGGACTTTACCGCTGCTATACCCACCTTTGTAAAGCAAACCGAACAACGTATTTATCGCTCTGTAAATCTTTCGGTAAACAGAAAAAATGTCGCTGGCACCATGACTGACGGTAACGCGTACCTGGAAATGCCGTCAGACTTTTTGTTTCCACTGTCACTATCTATTACAAGTGGCAGCAACCAGTCGTTCTTGTTGAACAAAGATGCAAACTTCATTAGGTCTACATATCCAAATGCCGCCACGGAAGGGACGCCCAAGTATTACGGGGTCTTTGACGTAAACACGTTTATTATTGGTCCTACGCCTGACTCTAACTACACAACCGAGTTGCATTACTATTACATGCCCAACTCTATTGTTACAGATGGGACGTCGTGGCTTGGAACAAATGCAGATACGGCATTGCTTTATGGTTGTTTAGTAGAAGCTTATACCTACATGAAGGGTGAGGCGGACATGATGCAACTGTACCAACAAAGGTTTAATGAAGCTTTGCAGTTACTTAAAATTGAAGCAGAAGGTCGCGCAACAACAGATGAGTATAGGGATGGTACAATCAGGATGGGTGTGGCCTAGTGTTTGATCTTGATTCAGGCGTGGGAAGTGTAACCGTAACAACAAGCGTTAACGGCAACCTTGGTCCTAGTCACTGGGCCGAAAGAGCGGCTGACACAATAGTTTCGGTTGGAAGTAATTCACATCCTACTATTGCTGAACAGGCTAAAGCGTTTAAATCATATATACATAAAGCTGTGCAATATTACATATGGGAAGCGGTTAAAGAGGACCGCTCCAAGGTCATTACCCTGTTGAGGTCAGCAGGTCATAATGATTTGGCTAACTCGGTGGAGAAACTCTAATGGCTATATCTCAGGCAATGTGTACCTCGTTTAAAAAGGAGTTGTTAGAAGCAAAGCACAACTTCCTCAACTCCGGTGGTAACACTTTTAAAATTGCTCTGTACACGAGTAGTGCTTCACTAGGTGCCAGCACAACAGCGTATACGACAAGCAATGAAATAAGCGGAACAAACTATTCTGCTAAAGGAAACACGCTAACAAGGGTAGACCCTTCAACTAGTGGAACAACAGCCCTTACCGACTTTGCAGACACTTCGTGGTCTACTGCAACGTTTACGGCTAGGGGCGCACTAATCTTTAATGAAGACACTAGTGGTGATACGTCTGTGCTTGTCTTGGATTTTGGTGCAGATAAAACCGCTACTGCTGGAACTTTTACAATTGCTTTTCCTGCAGCAGATGCGAGTAACGCAATTATTCGCATAGCCTAAGATGGCAAACGTAACAGGCTGGGGTCGGTCTACATGGGACTCCGGCACTTGGGGTGAAGCTGTACCTGTTGAAGAAACAGGTGTAGCCGGTACGGGTGCAGTTGGTTCTGTAACAGTAACGGGCGATGCCAATGTTACTGAAACAGGATTGGCAGGAACTGGTGCGGTAGGAAGTGTAACCGTAACAGGAACAGCAAGTGTTGCTCCTACGGGCATAGCAGCAACGGGAGCGGTAGGAAGTGTAACAGTAACTGGGACAGCAAATGTTTCAGTTACTGGATTGGCCGGAACTAGCGCATTAAGTTCAGTAACAGTTACGGCAGATGCAAACATTACAGTTACTGGGTTAACAGCCACGGGGGCTGTAAGCTCGGTAACAGCAACTGGCGGGACCGGGGTAACAGTAAGTGCTACTGGCGTAGTAGGTACTGCGGGAATACAAAGTGTAAATGTATGGGGATTAATAGATGACTCACAGACACCAAACTGGGCAGCGGTTAGCGACTCGCAGACTCCTGGCTGGTCGGGTGTTTCTGACTCACAAACCCCTAGCTGGTCAGAAGTTTCGGATTCACAAAGCCCTAGCTGGTCTGGTGTCAGTGACACACAGTCGCCAAGCTGGGAAGTTATAAAGACATAACCATAGGAAATAAGCATGGGAACTTATGTAAACAATCTGAGGCTGTTGGAGATTGCAACAGGTGGCGAAGACGGTACCTGGGGCACTAAAACCAACACAAACCTTGAGCTTATTGCCGATGCTTTTGGTTCTGGGACAGAAGCGATCACAACGAACGCTGATACCCACACAACGACTATCGCAGATGGTGCGGCTGATGAAGGCCGAGCACTTTTCCTTAAGTACACAGGAACACTCGACTCTGCTTGCACAATTACCATTGCACCTAACACGGTTAACAAGCTGTGGTTTATTGAGAACGCTACGAGCGGATCTCAAAACATCATTATTAGTCAGGGTTCTGGTGCTAACATTACGATTGGTAACGGTAAGGTTGCCGCAGTCTATACGGACGGTGCGGGCTCTGGTGCCGCAGTGCTGGATGTGTTTGCTGACTTAGAAATAAGTAGCACACTTACTGTAGCTGGTGCAAGCACATTAACTGGCGCAGTTACCATGAGTGGTGACGCCAGTGTTGGAGACGACCTATCACTCGCAAGTGATGGGGCTATTTTAAACTTTGGTGCTGACTCAGATGTGAGCCTAACTCACGTTGCTGATACCGGGTTGCTTTTAAACAGCACACGTCAGTTGCAGTTTTTTGATGCGTCTCAACGGATTGCCGCAGTAGATGCAACAACTATGACCATTGGGGCGACAGATGAAATTGATATAGCGGCAACCTTACTAGACCTTAACGGCAACGTAGATGTGTCAGGAACGTTGACCGCAGCCGGGAACGCTGATCTTAATGGGGATCTAGACGTAGACGGGACCACCAACTTAGACGTAGTAGATATTGATGGTGCCGTTGATATGGCATCTACGTTGCAGGTCGATGGTGCAATTACAGGTTCTAGCACCATTCAGGGCACAACGATTACCGCTACCACAGCGTTTGTCCCCGATGCGTCAGATGGCGCAACCCTGGGTACGGCAGCGTTAGAGTTTAGTGATGTGTTCTTGGCAGACGGTGGCGTCCTTTACTGGGGTGATGACCAAGAAGTAAGCCTAGTCCATGAACACAACACGGGCATACAGCTCAACGGCACAAATCAATTTCAATTTGGAGACTCAGGAACATACATCCATCAGTCTGCGGACGGCGTTCTTGATTTGGTGTCCGATACTGAAATTGAAATAAACGCCACGACCATAGACATAAATGGTGCAACAGATCTATCAGGAATAGCAACCTTTGGTGCCAATGTGGGGATAGGGACAACATCTCCGACTTCTTACTACACTACTGACCTAGTTATAGCGGACACGGCTTCCGGCGCGAGAGCAGGGATAACCATAGCCAACGCGAATGATGGTCAGGCCCGAATTGACTTTGCGGATGGAACATCGGGCGCGGCACAGTATCGTGGAACGATTTCTTACGCTCACGACTCCACCGCCGCAAGCGGATATATGAGGTTTGTGGCTGGAGGCGCTGAAGCGTTAAGGCTAGGAAGCAATTACATCTTAATGGCAAACCTTCCAACTTCTGACCCCGGTGTAGCTAATAGCCTGTACAACGATTCTGGAACCTTAAAAATAAGCGCAGGCTAACATGGCACTTACATGGAAGGTTGACACAATGGAAGTAACCTATACGGAGAGTGGCTTGTCAGATGTGGTTACTTCAGTAGCGTGGAGAGCTACCGCTACAGACGGCACGTTTGTCGATCCTGACGGTGTGACAAGACCCTTGTCTGCGTCAACTGTTGGTTCAGTTGAAATTACACCTCCTGACCCAAACAACTTTACGCCTTATGCAAACGTTACCGAAGCACAGGCTGTTGGGTGGGCCAAGGACACACTTGGTGACGAAAGGGTGTCGGAGATTGAGGCACAAGTAAACGCCGCTGTTGAAGAAAAGAAAACTCCTACCAGTGGCACTCCAAGACTGCCTTGGGACGAGGATGATGGAGAGTGATGTGACTACTCTAATGTCTTTACTCGCTATACCAGCCGCAGCAGGGGCCGCCTATGGCGGGGTAAAGGCAGGACTAAATGGGGCTAAACAGTCTCTTGCTCAAATTGAACGCACCGTAAACCGTATCGGAACAAAGGTAGATACACATGGCGAACGCCTCGCATCAGTCGAAGCAGAAACAGCAAACCTCAAAGAAAGACTTGCCAGTAGAAAAAACTGATGAGTTTTCTCAACCGCAACAACAAAAAGTAATGTTGTCACCTGAGCAAGCAGAGTTGTTTAAACGTTTGCTTGCGGCAATGACAGACGCGCAAAACAATTTAAACTTTGCGCTTTTGGCTGCGAACATTGATGGTGAATCAATTGTGGGTGGACACTTAGATGGAGATGCTCCGCACTTTATAACCAAAAAGTAAATGCCTAGAAAAAAAGAAAAACCGATCAGAAAAACAACGAAAGGCAAGGGTGCCAACTATCGCCCGACTAAAAAGGGTGCTGGCATGACGGCCAAGGGTGTTCGTGCTCACAGAAAAGCAAACCCTGGTTCCAAGTTAAAAACCGCTGTTACTGGAAAGGTTAAGAAAGGAAGCAAGGCAGCAAAAAGAAGGAAGTCCTATTGCGCTAGATCTAAAGGACAAATGAAAAAGTTTCCTAAGGCTGCCAAGAATCCCAACTCAAGGCTTAGGCAGGCTAGAAAGCGGTGGAAATGTAAGTAATATGCCCTTTATGAAGATATCACCTAGTCCGGGTATGTTTACAGACGGAACTAGGTATACGGCAGAAGGAACTTGGTACGACGCTGACAAGGTAAGGTTTCGTAAGGGCTTTGCTGAAAAGTTGGGCGGTTGGACTAAGTACATTACTGCTTCATTTTTGGGCACATGCAGAAAGCTGCACGACTGGGTTACAGATGGGGGCAGCAAGTACATAGGTATTGGCACACACCTAAAACTTTATGTCAACCTAGGCGGTGGGTACTACGACATTACCCCCGTCCGCAGCACAGTAAGTCTTGGCACCGACCCGATAGCTACTGTTAGCGGAACCGCAGTTATAACAATCACCACATCCAGTGCTCACGGTGCAGTAGTTGGAGACTATGTAACTATAGCTGGTGCCACCGCGTCCGGTGGGATTGGCACGGGAAGCATTAATAAGGAGCACCGAGTTGTGGCTTTAGGTGCGCCGGACGGAACAAACCCAACAACAAAGTTTCGTGTTGTTTGTGATGCAAGAGCATCTTCAACGGATACCGGAGAAGGTGGGGCGAGTGTAACCGCTGCGTTTCAAATAAACACAGGTTTGGACACGTTTGTTGATGGGGGTGGCTTTGGTTCAGGAACCTGGGGGTCATCCACCTGGGGGTCTGCAACCTCTATAGGGCAGGCCACGCAGTTACGAATATGGTCAGTAGACAACTTTGGTGACGATATGATCGCCTGCGTTCGTCAGGGTAAGATTTTTTACTGGGATGAAAGCAACGGAACTTCGACCCGAGCAATACCGTTAGAAGAGGTTGTGCGAAGGTCTGTAACTCTTTTATCTAATCCCATATCAGTAACAAACACCTCAAGCGTTATTACCGTAACGGACAAGGGTGGACATGGGGCCGTAGCGGGAGACAAGGTTACCCTGTCTGGCGCATCCGCTGTAGGTGGAGTAGACGCAGCAAACATCAATAAAGAACACACGATTGCAACTGTGCCAACCAAGACTACGTTTACGGTTGATACAGGCGATGCCGCCTCTAGCACTACAACGGGTGGCGGCACCAGTGTTGCGGCAAGCTATAAGGCAGGAACCTACTACCCCCCTGTAGGTGCCTACCAAGTTTTAATGTCTGACGTTGGACGCCATGTAGTTGCACTTGGGTGCACGGGCGTAAACTCCACTGCGATTAACCCCCTAAATGTTAGGTGGTCAAGCTCTGAAACCGTGGGAACGTGGCAGCCACTGTCTACAAATAGTGCTGGTGGGCAAGAGTTATCTTCTGGGTCAGAGATTGTCGGCGGACTTGCTGTAAGACAGGAAATATTAATTTGGACTGACGCCGGTATTACCAGCATGAGATATGTCGGAAGCCCTTACTATTTTGCGTTTACGGAAGTAGCAAGGGGTATGTCGATGATTTCGCAAAACGCAGCAGTAAATGCAAATGGTCGTGTCTTCTTTATGGATCGTGGAGACTTTTATGTTTATGCTGGATCAGTGCAAAAACTTAAATGCCCAGTGCTTACCACTGTGTTTGATGATTTTGATTTAGGCCAACGACAAAAAGTTGTTTGTGGCCACAACCCAGACTTTTCTGAGGTAACATGGTTTTATCCGTCAGAGTCAGGTAGCGGCGAAAACGACAAGTACGTTACATACAACTACGAAGACAACATCTGGTACACAGGAACACTTGTTCGCGGTGGATGGAACCAGGCTAACACCAAGTCGTACCCCTTGGCATCTTCTATTATTTCAAAAGATTTATCTGAAAATCCCTTTACAACGAACACTGACTCTACCAGCAATGTGTCCATTAGTAGCACTGCCCACGGACTGTCTGTAGGAGACACCGTTTTTATTTCTGATGCGTCTGCAACTGGTGGCCTGTCAGCAACTTTGTTAAACAATCAGCACACTGTTGTTACGGTAACAGATGCCGATAACTACACAATTACACTGGCTGACGCAGCTACTGCCGACACAGGTGGCGGAGGCGCTGTAAAAGTTAATTACGAAAACGTGCTTTACAGCCACGAAAACGGGTACGACGACGACGGCTCAGCGATGACAGCGTACATCGAAACTGCTGACATGGATTTAGGCGAGGGAGATAAAACCTGGTCTATACATAGAATTATTCCTGACTTTTACTTTACTGGTGCTGAGTCAAGTGACGAAGTAACGGTCAGCCTTAATGGTCACAACTTTCCAGCAGACTCTCAAGCATCTATTGCTTCGGCTGCATTTACGCCAAGCACTGCTGAGGGGTTTGTTCGTGCAAGGGCTCGACAGGTGTCAATGAAAGTTGAAAGCACTGGAGTGGGGTATGGATGGCGTCTTGGCTTTGTTAGGCTAGATGGCAGGGCGGATAGCAGACGATGAGCTTAAAGACATACAGGCCCTTAAATGTGGCCCCAGAGAAGTATGAGCAGTATGATGAACAACTATCTCGAAGGACAATAGAACAAAACCTTCAAGATGTTAGCAGTGATATACATTCTGTAAAAACACAAAGCGATAAAGATAGTTCTTTGTCGTTACGGAAGTATCAGTTTCTATTGCTAGGAGCTAGTAATGGCTGATACATTAAAGGTACTGGGACAAACAGCGCCTTCAGATACGAATAACGCGGATCTGTATACTGTGCCTGAGGACACTCAGACCACGGTAAGCTCGCTTGTCGCCTGCAATCTCACAGGGAACACGCCCTCGTTTAGAGTGGCGATTCGTCCGCTGGGTGCTACCGTAGTAAATGAACACTACATCTACTACGACAAGGCTTTGGCCGCCAACGACTCTGTTTTTATAATCATTGGCATCACGCTAAGTGATGATGATGTAGTAACAGTTAGGTCATCAGCCGCAGATGAAATAGCATTTACTTTGTTTGGCGTGGAGACGAGTTAGCATATGTCCAGTATGAACGAGCCAAGAACGGATGCACAGGGTTATCCGGTTCTCTTTACTGGAGGACTAGGTCCTGGTGGGGAAACAGGAACCTATACTTACGCGCAGGGCCATCCAAAATTTGGGCAGAAATTTGACCCAGCGGATGATCCTAAAAATGCTATGCAGCGTCCAGGTGTACCCCCAGGTGCCATGGTTAGTATGGCTGCTCCTATGCAGCGTGGTGGGGTTTTTGGTAATATGAGGCAGCAAATGATGCAGCGGCAAATGATGCCAATGCAGCAAATGCAGCAATTTTTACCCAACACCATGGGCGGAGGCATGCCTAGGCAAATGCAACTTCTGCGCTCTAGGCAGAGGGGTGGATTTGGTGGCGGTAAGGGCGCTGGCAGGTTTATGAACCAAACAATGATGGCGCCACCTAGACCTTTTCGTGCTCCTGCCATGGTGGAACCAATGGCAACCGACGAGAGAATAGCTATGCCTGGGTCTCCACCGGCTGGCGCGGGCTTTGCTCGCCCCATGCCCGCAAGGGAACAAGGGCAGGCTCAGGTAGGTGGCCCTCCAACCAAATGGACAATGGAAATCAAGCCTGCAAGTGCTAGTAACGGGGGAGAGATTCCTAGCCTGGAAGAGCTGCTTGCGTTTTTGGGCCGCCCTCAGGAAGAACCTGTTCGAAGATCACCTGGCCACATGACAGGGGGTGGGCTTGGTCCAGGCTACGAGGCACCTAAAAACTACAACCCGATGGGCTCTCAGCTACCAGTGTTGCGTCAGACTCCACCGGGAGATTTGTCAGAAGAGGGCTTAACAAGAATGTCTGACATTATCTACAATTACGATGAGTCTCGGCCAGCAGACTTTGAAATGGAACTAAATCGGTCCAAGCTTAGACAGCTTGAGGCCGAAGCCAGGGCACGTTTGGCCGCAGAACAGGCGGCTGCCGCACCTGCTGTTACACCCACTGTTGAGCCTGCTGCCGCACCTACAGGAAACATGGAGGGGTCTGAAGCCAATCCAATACAGCTTGAAGGATTAGATGTTGTAGTTCCTAGAACAATGCAAAGAGAAAGAGAAGTGTTTAGGCGCAGGTCGCATCCAGGAGGGATGCCTAGCTGGGAAACAACTTCGGTAAACACCCTGCCACAAACAGATCGCTTTACAGGCAAGGCAGCAAACCAGCTTACTGAACGAGAAATAAGAGAGCTGTACCTTGAGCCTCAACGTAGGCGGGAAGATAGACGGGAAGAAATAGAAGCTTTGATGGATGCAGAAATAGTAAAGCGAGAACTGCCGCTGACTTTTGCATCTATGGCTGAGCCATCTCTTCCTGACTCAGACTCAATGAGAGAGCTGCGGCTTGCTCGGATGATGGAGTCAATGACACCCGCTCGGGAATTTGAGGCTGCAAGCTTTTTACCTGAAAGCGTTCGTGTCCCAGAAGTGATGCCACTCGGCGTTCAAGGCATTGTGCCTGAGCCAGTAGCTGGCAGGGACCCATATAACATTAGATATGAGCACCCTTACAGAAAGCCTGTAACTAATATTGAAGACGACTTAGATCATTTTGCTTTTCCCCTTGAGGG